ATCAACCACCTTAAAATCTAGCATAACTTCTACAGATACTTCTTTGGCTGTAGATGATAATCTTGGTTTCTATAGAGATGGTGGTTATGTAGTTATTGAAAAAATAAATTCTACAACAGGGTTTTTTGAAAATGAAGTGATTGAATACACTGTTTATAATTCTGTAACAACAGTATTATCAGGTTTAGTTAGAGGAACTAATGCTCCATTTAGATGAGTTAGACCTAAAAATACTACAGCTAGTTCCCATGATGCCGGGGCCAAGATATTTGGAGCAAGATTAGTTGATTCTTTAAATGAAACAACTCAAAGTCAAGCAGGGCAACCTTCAACAATAACTATTGCTAATAGTTATAATTTAAAAGAGAATGATGAAGGTACTTTCTTTATAGATACATATGGACCAGGAGGAGGCTTGAATTGTCTCGCAGGTCCTGTTAATAATAACTTCACAAGTACAAATTTATAATTATGACATACACAGAATTATTACAAAAAATTAGAGACTATACAGAAGTTGGATCAACAGTGTTATCTGACACTATTTGTAATGGTTTAATCAATGATGCTGAATTTAGAATATTAAGAGACGTAGATTCTGATAATAATAGACGTTATGCATCAGCTAATTTAATAGCATCAACAAGATTTATAGATACTCCAACAGACGCTTTGATAATCAGATCTGCTCAAATTGTAGATTCTGCATTACCTGACACAGATCAAAATAGAGAATTTTTACAGTGGAGAGATGTTAGTTTTATGTCTGAATTTAATCCTACTGCTGTGACAGGAACTCCTAAATATTACAGCTGGTGGGACAAAGATAGAATTATTGTGGCACCTACTCCAGATCAAACTTACACAATTCAGTTAAATTATATCTTGAAAGATCCTGGATTATCGAGTACAAATACAACAACATATATAAGTCAGAATTTTCCCAACGGGCTTTTATATGCATGCCTTGTCGAGGCTTACGGTTTTTTAAAAGGGCCACAAGACCTCTTGCAATTATACGAACAAAAGTATAAACAAGTGGTAGAAGGCTTCTCTATTGAACAAATGGGAAGAAGAAGACGAGACGAATATCAAAGTGGTGTTCCTCGTATAGGTAAATAGGAGAATAAATTATGGCTATAACACAAGCAATTGCAAACAACTTTAAAAAATTATTACTAGAAGGTGATTCAAACTTTTCACAAACTAGTGGTGATAAATATAAGTTAGCTCTTTATACTTCTTCAGCTACTCTTAACTCAGCAACTACTTCATTTACAACAGGTAATGAAGTTACATCAGCGAACTATACATCTGGTGGTGGAGCACTTGTAAACAATCCTACTTCTTTGACAGCAGGTGTTGCAAGAGCAGACTTTGCTGATCTGTCATTTCAAAACGTTACGTTGACAGCAAGAGGAGCTTTAATTTACAACACATCATCTGCGACTACTAACTCTGCAGTTTGTGTTTTAGATTTCGGAGCAGATAAAACAGCTACTTCAGGTACGTTTACAGTTCAGTTTCCAGCACCAACATCAACAGCAGCGATTTTAAGAATCTCTGGTTAATTAGGAGGTAACCTCCTATGGCATCCGGAACTTGGAATACTGGCTCTTGGGGTCAAAATCAATGGAATGATAATGCGAATCCAACGCCTATCGTTACAGGATTTGCTATGTCTGCAGCACTCGGTGACGAGTCAAGCTCAACTGAAGTTAATGTAGGTTGGGGTAGACAAGAATGGGGTCTTCAAGGTTGGGGTATTGCCGGCACATTTATTGCTACAGGTGATGCTGTAACAGCAAGTCTTGGAAGTGTTACCACAACAGCAAATGCTAACACTGGTCCATCCACAAACAATAATCAATTATTATCCGCAGGTCTTGGAAGCGTAACCGCTTTTGGTTTAGCTTTAGTTGAACCAACAGGATTTCCACTTACCAATAATTTAGGAACAGCTGATGCTGGCCCTGATGCTATGGCAACAGGGGATGCAGTTGTTGCAAGTCTTGGAACAGTTGATGCATTTAATAATGAAGGTTGGGGTAGACTTCAATGGGGTATAAATAATTGGGGCGATCCAAATGAATCAGCTCAAGTAGATATTTCTGGAATTGCAATGACTGCAGCTTTAGGATCTCCAACAGAAGTTACTGGTGATGCAAATATTGTAGCCAATACTTTAAACGTAGCTCAAATAACTTTAGGTCAAGTAGACCCTGCACCTGATGCGGCAGTAACTGGAAACTTCATGATTGGCTCTTTAGGAACTGTTATAGGTTCTATAAGCGTGTCTCCAGCTGTAACAGGTATAGGAATGACAGCTAATTTAGGCACCGCGTTAGGTATTCCAGGTCAAACTATAATTCCTACAGGTTTTCCTTTGTTATCTAGAGTTGCTTCAGTATCTGCATTTACAGATGTTACTGCAACTTTCAATGGTTTTGGATTGACTATGAACATAAATAGTGCTAATGCTCTTATCTGGAATCAAATAAATACAGGTTCTGCTCCAATAGATCCTCCTGGATGGAGGGAAGTCGTTGCATAAAGAGTTTGACACTTTCTCTTTATTTTAATAAAATAAACGATATAAGGAATTTAATATGGCGAATTCAACATCAGCAAATTTAAAACTTACAGTACAAGCAACTGGGGAAAACTCAGGAACTTGGGGACAAATTACAAATACTAACCTTTTAATTCTAGAACAAGCAATTGGTGGTTTTACTACTTTTAATATAACTAATGCTGCTAGATCTTTGACTTTTACTAATGGTGCTTTATCAAATGGTAAAAACGAAGTTATTAAATTAACAGGAACTTTAGCTTCTAACCTTACTGTTAGTATTCCAGATTCAGTAGAAAAAACTTATTTAGTTGAAGATGCATGTAATCATGCAGGTTTCACTTTAACTTTTAAAACTTCATCTGGAACAGGTGTATTATTATGTGAAGGAAATAATTACACATTATATTCTGATGGAACTAATGTTGTAAAACTTCATGAACAAAGAAACTGGAGAGCAGTTTCATCAGCAGAAACAGTTCAAGCTGGCGCTCAACTTTTAGTAAATACAAATGGTGGAGCAGTTACAGTAACACTTCCAGCATCACCAGCTACGGGTGATGAAGTATCTTTTATTGATCAAGGTTATGATTTTGATTCTAACGCATTGACTGTTGGTAGAAATTCTTCTAATATAGCAAACAGTGCAGCTGACCTAGTTGTTAATACACAAGGTGCTGGTTTCAGTTTAGTATATTCTGGAGACGCTACAACAGGATGGACTTACAGGGAGAAATAATATGGCAACAAACGCAAATTGGACAATAGTATTTGATGACAAGATAATAATTAAAAATTATGCAGAAGGTGTAAATGAAGGTGTTGGATACAAAATTAATGATGATGCTTTTTGGAATCAATCAAAGTTTTCTAATATCTGGGCAATTCAATATGGAACTTCAGTTACTTCAGATGAAATAGAATATAGAGATGAAACACCACACACATCTTTTGCTGACGCAAATTTAGGAGATATAAGTCAATTTAGTAGTAGATGGGATTCAGCCCACTTAGCTCAATTACAATCTGATTGGGATGGTAATAATGCAGTTGATGAAGAAGGTAATTCTACAGAAACTGAAGCTGAAAAAATTGCTAGATTAGGTGCAAGGCCTACAACTTATTCTTCTTAGGAGGATAAATGGCAAATTACGAAGCAACTAAATATAATTTTAATGGGTCAGATCTTACTGGTATAGAGGGTATCCCTACAGCTACAATAGTACCATGGTCTAATTCTTCTGTGCCTACAGGTTTTTTAGAATGTAATGGATCTGCAGTTTCAAGATCAACCTATGCTGCATTATTTGCAGTCGTAGGTACAACTTATGGAGTTGGTGATGGCTCTTCTACTTTTAACGTTCCAGATTTACAAGATAATATTCCAGTTGGAAAATCAGGAACCAAAGCCGTGGGTTCAACTGGAGGAGCAAACACTGTAGCCAAAGCCGGAAACATTGGAGGATCAACCGCTAATGCTACATTATCTACAGCACAACTTGCTTCTCACTCACATAGTGGTGCTTTTAATTATACTAGAGGAACTCAAAACCAAAGAACTAGATTTCCAGATACTAGTTTTACTGGATTTACTCAACAAGGAAATATAGGTGACACTGGTAGTGGAACTGGACATGCTCACAATATGTCAGCTACCTTTTCAGGTGATTCTACTTCAGTTTTACAACCTTATTTAACACTAATTTATATAATAAAAACTTAATATGGCTAATTACGAAGCAACTAAATATAATTTTGATGGAGCAAACCTTACAGCTATTGAAGGAATTCCAACAGCGACTATTGTGCCATGGTCAGATTCTTCAGTACCATCTGGATTTTTAGAGTGTAATGGTGCAGCTGTTTCAAGATCAACTTACTCTGCATTATTTGCAGTTGTAGGTACAACTTACGGAGCTGGAGACGGTTCATCTACTTTTAACGTACCAGATTTACAAGATAACTGTTGTATAGGAAAATCTGGAACTAAAGCTTTAGCTTCAACAGGTGGAGCGAATACTGTAGCGGCAACTGGAAATGTTTCTGGATCAACAGGAAATCACAGTCTATCAACTTCTGAACTTGCTTCTCACTCACATCCTAACGCAGCTGGAGGTAGACCAAATGCACAAGGTAACACTGAGAAAGCAAGATCTGTAACATCAAGTAGTACAGGTAGTGGAAGTGCGCATTCTCATAATATGTCTGCTACTTTTGCAGGGAATGCTACATCAGTTTTACAACCCTACTTAACAGTGTTATATATAATTAAAACTTAAAAAAAATGTCAAATTACGAAGCAACTAAATATGATTATACTGGAGCAAATCTTACAGGCATTGAAGGAATTCCAACAGCTACTATTATTCCATGGTCTGCTGCATCGGTGCCAACAGGTTTTTTAGAATGTAATGGAGCAGCTGTATCAAGATCAACTTATTCTGCGTTGTTTGCAATTGTAGGAACAACCTACGGTACAGGTGACGGTTCATCTACTTTTAACGTCCCTGATTTACAAGACAATGTAACCATGGGTAAGTCAGGTACCAAAGCTTTAGCATCAACCGGCGGAGCAAGTACTGTAACATCAACTGGAAATATTGGAGGATCAACAGCTAACGCAACTCTAACAACTGCTCAACTTGCTTCTCATACACATACTGCAGGTGCAGCAAATAATACGGTAGGAAGTGGTGGTAGTGATCAAGGCTCATTTATTCCAGGAAGTGCTTCAGGTAATGCTGGAAGTGGTTCAGGACACTCACATAACATGAGTGCAACTTTTTCAGGTGATGCTACTTCAGTTTTACAGCCTTATTTAGCAGTGATTTATATAATAAAAACTTAATTATCTTAATAACATCCAAGACGTTAAAATATATTTTT